CAGATAAATTTCAATATACCATAAGATCAACAGAGTGGTAGATAAATAATAAAAATAAAAGAGGAAATGCATGTCTGGCTTTAACTATATTCAAACCTTTTACGTGAATCCGCAAACAGTGGCTAACGCTCCTGAAGTCATGCTCACATCCATCGACGTATTCTTTAAAGCTAAGCCTGTGCGTGGAGCCACCGTTTCAGGTGCAGTGGCTCCTACAGTAAATGCTTGGATTTGCGAAGTAGAAAACGATTCTCCTTTTGAGACTCGTCAGCTTCGCAACTCCATGACTCTTATTCAGTATGATTTGATTAATACTTCTCAAGATGCTTCAGCGGCGACTGCCATTGGATTTCGAGATCCTGTTCGTTTGGCCACTGGAAAGCATTACGGATTAGTTCTTAAATTTAATGATCCAGGATTTGATGTATGGCAAAACGTACTCGGTGATAGACTCGTAACCGACGGTCAGATTACTAATACATTGTCTGTAGGTTCAAGAGGAACACATGGCGGAAAGCTATATGTTCCTACGAACACTTCTACTCATCGTTCACTGAGCGACAGAGATCTGAAGTTTAAGGTAAAGGTGGCCAGATACACTGCCAATAACATTACAATCAGTCTTGTAAATAAAGATTATGAATTCTTTACGATTGACAATACCAATACAGGTGCATTTATCGGTGGAGAATACATCTATCAAGACATCGCGAATGCCAGTGGCACTGTCACAGTTTCTACGAACAGTTTGAACGTAGTTGGTATTGCAACCACATTTACTAATCTTTTTGGCGGAGCTAAAATTTTAGTTCAAAGCGGCGGCGCAAAACAGATTCTGTCTGTCAATGCTATCACGAATGCCACGCATATGACAATTGCAAGCCTGCCAGCTTTCTCTGCTTCTGGAATCGATTATAAAGTTCCTCCTGTAGGTTTAGCTTATAACATAGATTATCCAAAGTATAAGTTGATTTTGGCAGACTCTTCAGCAAATGCTACAAACAAATTTGCGGTGAGTGGCGGCAGAATTATAGGAGAAAGATCAGGAGCAACTGCAAATATCGCTTCTATCGATAGCTATCCTGTTGATAACTTTAAGCCTTCATTCTTAATCGGCAATCCTTCTGGATCTACATTTACTCTTAACTATAAGATTGCCAACTCTGCGAATCAGTTGTCTTCTACATCAACAAACATTAATCTTCTTCAAATGAATGATACGTCGGCGACAGGATATATCTTATCTCGCTCAGTCGAAGTTGATACCTCAAAGAGCTCGAATCTTTTTGGAGACAGAAGAAAATCAGTTGTCGCGAATCTAAATATTGCTGTGAGCAGTGCCGAAATCGACCGCTTCAGCGTTCCTTATGCAACGACTCGCGAACTTGACTTCTACTTCTATCAGAACGACATCAACAACGTTTACACAGAAACAAGAACAGTAGGACTTAGCAGCATTGCTAGTTATGATACAGAAACTGGCGCAAACGGCCTTGCTAAATCGAAGTATCTTTCAAAAGTTATTAGATTTGCCCAAGACAAATATGCAGAAGATATCGTAGTATATCTGACAGGATATCGTCCAGCTGGAACAGAAATCAAAGTCTATGCAAAAGTTCATAACGCGGCAGACAGAGAATCATTCCAAAGTAAAGCGTGGACTCCGCTTGTATTAAAAGATAATATCGATCGCTTTAGCTCGACAGATCCAAATGACTTCTACGAGTTTACATATGGATTTGATACTGCTCCTGAACTTCAAGTCGCTCTTCCAGGAACTGGATCAATTACATCTGGTTCGAATACAATTACTACAACAAGCGATCATTCGGCGACAGTGACTGCTGGCGACTTGATTCGAATCAAAGATCAAGACTTTGGTAATCATGAAGTGTTCGTGGTCTCGGCAGCAAATACTACTGCGATCAGCACATATCGAAACATTACAACTTCAAGTCTCGTGTCGGCCGGAGTTACAAGATCAGATATTGTTATCGATAAACTGAAGTACAGAAATATTGCATGGAACAATGTTGAAAATGATAACACTGTAAGATATGTCAACTCAGAATATGTAGAGTTCGATCGCTATACATCGATGCAAATTAAGATCGTTCTTCTTGCAACGCAATCTCACATTGTTCCAAAGGTAGAGGCTATTCAGGTTATCGGAGTTTCCGCATAATGTTAGTCAAGACTGAAACTGATGGATTCATGAAAGATACTTCTACTGGAGCTTTCATAAATACAGACGATGCATCTTATGCAAAGTTTGTAGCAGAGAGATCGAAAGCGAAGAATAGCAAAGAGCTATCGAATAGAATCAGTGCAGTCGAAGACGATCTCAAAGAAATTAAAACTCTACTCTTACAAGTAGTGAATGGAAGAAATTAATGTCAAGACCAGTAGCTAATGTTGATGTAATTACCGACTCGTTCGAGGTTTGGCTCCTCGAGACCAATGAACTTCTTCACGCGCTTTCGACAGAAATCATCACTGCAAATAGCACGTATGCAAACACGGGTAACACTGCGTTTCCAAGAACAGCTCAGCTATACGGAACATTCGGGGCTAATAATCTCGTCGTAACAAACTGGATGAAAGGCGGAAACGTCAACGGTTCGTTTGCGAATCTCATGATCAGTACGAACACTGTTCTGAGCAACGTGACATCGACCGAAATTCGTCTGGAAGTTGCCAATGGTTCTTCGAACACATTCATGTGGCAGTACGGTCTACATGCTGGTTTGACTGGTGCAAACCTTGTCGCTAACACAACGAAGCTGACGATTCAGTCGAACTCGACCACGAATACAACAGCAACTGCATTCGCAGTTGTTGCCGCGAATAGCACTAACACTGCTACGATGAATCCAATTAGCTTTAGCACTGGATTGTTTGTAGCGAACACGATTCAGATTACATTAGGTGCCAATGTCACTGCTAATGCCACGAATGGTGGTACGATCCAAGTCACAGGATCCGGAGCAGTAGGTAACAGTGTATCAAATAGCAGCGGCCTATATGTAGGCAATACTGTTACGAACAGTCAGATGACGAGTGTTCGATTCTTTGCCGCAGAAGGTAGCAATACCGTACTCGCAAACAATCAGATCATTAGCATTGCCAATACAACATCATCTGCAAATATTGATCCTATCAGTTTCAAGACAGGCATCTTTACAGCTAACACCATTCAAGTTTCACTTGGTGCCAATGTCACTGCGAATGCTACCAACGGCGGCACGATCCAAGTAACAGGAACTGGTACGGTCGGCAATACGGTTGCAAATAGTAGTGGCCTGCATGTAGGTAATACTTTAAACTCTTCACAAGTCACATCAGTTCGTTTCCTTGCATCTGAAGGTTCAAACACCACTCTTGCAAATACTCGAATCATTAGCATCGCTAACTCGAGTGCCACTGCAAACATCGAACCGAACGCATTTAAAACTGGCATCTTTACTGCCAATACTATTCAGATCTCGCTCGGCGCAAACGTCACGGCAAATGCTACCAATGGTGGTACAGTGCAAATCACTGGAACAGGTGCGATTGGTAACGTTGTAGCAAATAGTAGCGGAGTATTTGTAGGTAATACGCTTAACGCTTCTGAGTTAACATCGCTTCGATTCTTCACCGCAGAAGGTAGTAATACCGTTTTAGCGAATACTCGAATTGTTAGCATTGTCAACTCAACGTCGACATCTAACGTTACACCGACAGGATTCTTTGCAGGTATTGTTACTGCTAACCAAACAGTTGTTGCAGTCGGAGCGAATGTCGTTGCAAATGCTACTACGGTTCTTGTTGGGAATGCAACGTTTAATACGGCGATTGGTAATGGATCGATCACTGCATCTGCGAATCTTACCATTACGCCGACAAGCCATCTTGTTGTTGTAGGTGCTGCGACAGTCAGTTCGAACGTTGCTCTTGCAAATACGCTGACGGTTACAGGAAATACGAATCTTTCGAATACGCTCACTGTAACTGGAGCTACAACGCTTTCGAGTACTCTTGGAGTAACAGGAGCAACTGCTCTAGCGAATACGCTCGCAGTGACTGGTCCTGCTACACATGCAAACATCGTGACTTTCAAGACTGAGCACGTAGTTGATATCTTTGCAAACGGAAATCTTGGAGCTACGACTGGTTCAGATCTTCTTGTCTTCGAATATCCAAAGGCAGACTATAGCACTGCTAAACTTCTCATTCAATTGAAAAATGCTGGTAATACACAGATCTCTGAAGTACTACTTGCTCATGATAATTCGACTGCGCAGCTTACAACATATGGTACGGTTTCTTCACCTGTTGCAGCTAATTCCGGAGTCAGCTTACTTGGTACTTTCTCTGCGAACGTGGCTACTGCAAACGTAAGAGTATATGTCAATCAAACAAGATCTAGCACGGCTGCAAAAGTTGTTGCTCAATTCATTAAGTAAGGTAATATATGTCAGGCGCAAATAATAGATTTAAGGTTGATAACGGTCTAGTTGCTTCTGGCAACGCGATCTTCTATGATCGTGTCGACGTAGAAGCCAACGCGCACTTTAAAAACGACTTGTTTGTTGTATCTGGTAACCTTGTAGTAAATGGTTCTCTTGTATACGCCAACGTTACCATCGGTCAAGGCGGGGTTCTTCTGATTGCAGATCAGCAGCCACTCGGTAATACTTCAAACCGTTTCAATGCTTTCGTATTTAATACGACATCTTATGGAACACTACGACCAGATGCAAACGGTGGTGCACTTGGTACTACGACTGCTCGCTTTGATGTCTTTGCAAACAATATCACCGTTACAAATACGGTGAATTTCCCGAGTGGAGCAGGCGTTAACTCGTCGCTCTATACTGGTACAGCAAGCAATGCTAACACCGTATACAATATCTCGGCGAATGGTATCGTAGTCAGAACTGGTACAGGAACAGGTACTACGGTATCGATTGCTTCTACGAACGGCATTAGCGTAACAAACGGCAACGGCGTTTCTGGAAATCCTACGATTAGTTTTGTAGCGAATGCTGGTTTAACAGTAAACGCGGCAGGCGTATTTGTTGATGCATCTGCTATTACTGTCGGTACACTTCCTACATCTCGGGGCGGTACAGGCGGATCGATCAATAACCTTCTACCTACACAATCTGCTGGAACAACAGGTTTCGTCCTTGCATCAAGTGGAGCGACAGCTAACTTGGTGTGGACGCAACTTGCTGGACCTCAAGGTGCGCAAGGTGCAACTGGTGCTCAAGGTGCACAAGGATCTACCGGTTCTCAAGGACCAACTGGTGCTCAAGGCGCAGCTTCGACAGTTCCTGGTCCACAAGGCGCGCAAGGAATAACTGGTTCCCAGGGTCCACAGGGAACAACTGGTTCTCAAGGACCACAAGGACCTTCGGTTCAAGGACCGACGGGACCACAAGGTGCACAAGGAATTATCGGACCTCAGGGACCGCAAGGAACAACTGGTGCTCAAGGTGCTGCTTCAACCGTTGCCGGTCCTCAAGGCGCCCAAGGTTTGCAAGGTATCCAAGGACCACAGGGACCGCAAGGCCTTACAGGTGCACAAGGTGCAGCATCTTCAGTTGCTGGTCCTCAAGGTGCTCAAGGATTACAAGGCGCTCAAGGTGCAACTGGTCCTCAAGGATCTCCTGGAATAAACGGAGCACAAGGTGCAACTGGTGCTCAAGGCGCGGCAGGTTCAAGTATAACAGGTGCTCAAGGTGCAACCGGACCACAAGGTGCCCAAGGAAGTGCATCTGGTGCTGTCGCGCCTATTCTAAGACACGTCACCGCAGGATTTACAAGTGGCGGCCAAGTTTTTGTAACAGCGACTCAACCTACTGCTTCAGCGGCTGGTGATATCTGGATTGACACTGCAGGAACTACAGGATATACACAAAGTCTCTCGTCAAATGGATGGACTAAGTTGCCAAACGGAGCAATTATTCAGTGGGGAACAGTAACTGTTACTCCAAATACTACAGGATCTGGATCATTTCCAACATCGTTCACCGCGGTTGCCCGAGCTGTGATGAATGGCGTAGGAGATACAGGCGTATTTGGACAGGCTTCTAAAGGTGCAACCATTTTTAGTGTATCAACAACTGGTTTCAGTTGGTTTAACGGAGATGAAAGTTCTCATACCGGTTACTGGTTAGCAATGGGATATTAATAAAATGACAATTTACTACAGCCCAACAACAAAAGGTTTTTACGATACTGATTTTGGGTATCCGTCATTGCCGCAAGATATTGTTGAAATTACCGCAGAGCAACACCAGCAGTTTCTCCATGGTATGAATATGCAAAATAAAGAATTGGTTTTATCACAAGGAAATCTTGTTTTGCAAGATCGAGTCGTGGTAATTACTTGGGAACAAATTAGATCGAAAAGAAATAATCTTCTAGCTTTATCTGACTATACTCAAATGGCAGATTGGCCTGGAGATAAAACTGCTTGGGCTACATATCGTCAAACTTTAAGAGATCTTCCTCAGACTTATACAAATGCAGCAGACGTTGTTTGGCCATCTAAGCCAGGAGAATAATAAGTGCCGCTAACGTTCCTATCTGCTAAACCTGTTAAATATTGGAACGGCTCGTCGTGGGTCGGGAGCCAAGATTTTGCCGCCGTTAAAATGTGGAATGGATCTACGTGGCAATATGTAGGAATACGTCCGTATGCAGATGTAGCCTTAGTTACTTTTAGTCCCGTGGGCGGCACAATATCATCTCCGACTTTTGACACTGCCGAAGCGTATGGTTCCCAAGCAGGTTATACTATCACAGCTTCTTCAAGCGTAGTTTGGACTTATACTGGAGGAGATGGATTTAGTGGATACGCCAGTGTTGCAAGTGGAGGAAGTGCTTCATCAATTGAACTTGTAGCAGCTTATACAGGTGGTTTCAATGAACAAACGTTTAACGTATCAGCATCAAATGGTGCAGAAACTAAATATTGGGTGATAACTGTAACATCTTATAGTTTTGAATAAACATAGCGGAAGAATTAAATGGCACTGAAAGCAAATATCATTATCGATCAAGGCACTTCATTTGCTACGTCTATTGATGTGACTGATGAAAATGGTAACATCGTAAATCTTACAGGATTTACAGGTGCCGCTCAGATGCGTAAGCATTATACTTCGACCGCTCAAACCGCATTTACAGTTTCGATTACTGCTGTGACTGGCGTCGTCGCTCTTTCGATGTCGGCAAATACCACAAATGGCCTTACAGCCGGAAGATACGTATATGACTGTGAGTTGACTGATGGCAGCGGAACAGTTTCTCGTCTTGTTGAAGGTATCGTCACAGTTACACCAGGAGTTACAAGATAATGGCAGGTGCATCTCGTTTAGTCGCTACAATTACAAATAACAACGGCAGATTATCATCTGCTGGTCCTATTACTCTGAAAAATCAAATTCAAGAAATACGAAGTATTGAAAACATACTCGACGTCAGCGTCGTTGAAGCCGCCAATGGCGCTACATTAATCTACAATTCTCAAAATGATAAATATGAGGTGAGACAACTGTCATTCGCGGATCTAGCAGTAGATCTCGACGGCGGATCATTTTAACCTAAAAGGAATAGCCAAATGGCAGACAATTTAATTCAAATTAAAAGGTCGTTAACGACAGCTGATGCGCCAACATTAGCTAACGGTGAATTAGCGTTTACAGCAAATGGCGATCACTTATTTATTGGTTCGAATGGTGCTTCGATCACCATTGCCGGTAAATTTAATCCTGGTATACTGACCGCCAACCAAGCACTCGTTGCGAATGGTACCTCTGGTATCGACAAGATTATTGTTGCTAACGCTGTTGTGACAACAGTTACAGCCAATGGTTCGACGGGTACCAACGGACAAGTACTGAGTTCAAATGGAACAGCCGCTTATTGGGAAACTCCTACTTCTGGCGTATCTGGTTCAAATACACAAGTTCAATTTAATAATTCTGGCGCATTAGCCGGAGACGCAGACTTTACGTTTGATAATACCAATAATAAACTGTCTGTTGCCGGCGGCGTTCTTGCTGGCTCTGGCGGTAACTTCGTCGTTGGTTCTAATTCTTTTGTTGCGAATGCCACCGGTGTATTCTCTACAGGCACCGTGAACGCAGCGATTGTGAGTGTTGGTACGGCGTTCGTAGCAAATGCCACACAGATCAATATTGGAACTAACGTTGCTCTTAATGCAAATGGCACAAATGGTACTGCAGGACAAGTTCTTGCATCGAACGGAACAGCTGTATACTGGGTAACACCTCAAGATGGTGATATTACATCAGTCGTAGCCGGTTCTGGTCTTACTGGTGGCGGTACATCTGGCGAGGTAACTCTTGATGTTGGTGCTGGTAACGGTATCAGCGTCTCTGCAGACGCGATTGCTGTAGTTGCAAATAGCGGTCTTGCTTCAAATACCTCAGGCGTACACGTTATTGCAAATAACGGTCTATCTGCAAACGCAACAGGCGTTTTTGTTGTTGCCGGAGCTGGTATTGCTTCGAACGCAACAGGTGTGCATGTCGTATCTGGTAACGGTACGATTGTTTCGAATACCTCGGGCGTTTATGTCAATGCTGCTGCACTTTCAATTGCCACATCGCAACTTTCAGGCGACGTTGCTCTTGGTTCGGGTACATCAGGCGACTATGTTGCTACTATCACAGCTGGTAACGGTATTTCTGGATCCTCATCTGGTGAAGGTGGTGCAGCCACGATTGCTGTTGTAGCAAACAACGGTATTGTATCGAATACTTCAGGCGTCTTTGCCAAAGCTGCTAACGGTATTTCTGTTGATGGCGCTGGTATCAACGTTGTTGGCGGTGATGGTCTTACAGCTAACGCGACTGGAGTTCATGTTGGTGCTGCTAACGGTATTAATGTCACTGCAGATGCAGTTGGCCTTACCACTGGTTCAACACTCACGGTCAACTCTGCTGGACTCCATGTTAATACTGCACTCTCGATTACAGATCTTTCTCTTTCCGGAAATCTGACTGTTCTCGGTACGCTTTCGACAATCGATACTACCAACCTGACAGTCCAAGATTCGCTGATCGAGCTTGCAAACGGAAACGCAACAACCGACATTCTTGATATCGGTCTTTATGGTCAATACGGTGCCACTGGAGCTAAATATACCGGTCTTTTCCGTGATGCTACAGATGGCGTTTATAAGCTCTTTGCTGGTTCTCAAACAGAACCTACAACAACTGTAGACACTGCAGCAGCCGGTTATACTACTGCTACATTACAAGCATTCCTAAACTCTGGTGGTTTGGTTTCGAACGCGACTAACGTTACTCTTACTGCGAACTCGACACTCGCGGTTGGTATCACAGCGAATACATTGAGTCTTTCGACTGCACTGCCTGGAACAAGCGGTGGTACTGGACTCGCGACTGTTACTGCAGAAGACATTTTAGTTGCTAACTCTTCGAACGGTTTTAGAAAATTAGCTGTTGGCTCTACTGGATTCGTGCTTCAGTCTAACGGTACAGCAGTTGTATACGCAACCCTCGACGGCGGGACATTCTAATTTATGGAAGCTGAATTTGTAAATGAGTACATCAATCGATTACTCGCGAGTGTACATGATCTTACAAGTAAGAACATCATGCTAGAAACAAGACTGGTCATGGCCGATAAAACCATGACCAGTCTTCAAGCAAAAATTGTTGATCTTGAAAAGCTTGGAAATAAAAATAAAAAAGCTGAAGATACTTCTGTATAAATAGAATATTAGGGGTTACATAACCGCTTCGTTGCTCTATATAGAGGTTGAGAATGGCAAATAAATTTCAATTTAAGCGCACGACAATTTCTGGTCGTACAGCTAATACTACTGACGTAGCAAATTCCGGCTTTATTGATAACGGTGAATTTGCAGTCAACCTAACTGACCGTAAAGTCTTCTCTTCAGATGCTGCGAATGCCATCTTTGAAGTTGGTTCAAATCTCTCTTCTCTCGCTGTCACTACGATCGTAGCCAACGGATCTTCTGGATCCAACGGCCAAGTTCTTTCATCGAATGGAACAGGAGTTTATTGGGGCTCAGGCGGTACGGCAAATGCTGCTACCATGAATACCTATACGTTTACTGTCACATCGAATACCACGGTGTTTACAGGATTAGACGACACATCAAACACATTCGTATATACTTTAGGGCTTGAAAGCGTCTTCATTAATGGTTCGCGTCAGATTGCGGCCGTTGACTATAACACGACAAATACCACGGTCTTAACGCTTACATCGAATGCGATTGCTGGTGATATTGTTCAAGTTACAACTTTAAATGGTGCTTCACTTACTCTCGGATCTCAAGGCGCTCAAGGTGCTCAAGGTGCAACCGGTGCACAAGGTGCTCAAGGCACAACGGGTGCTCAAGGCGCTCAAGGTGTTGCTGGCGCTCAAGGTGTTCAAGGCGCAACTGGCGCAACTGGTGCTCAAGGCACAACGGGTGATCAAGGTGCTCAAGGTGTTGCTGGCGCTCAAGGTGTTCAAGGCGCAACTGGCGCAACTGGTGCTCAAGGTGTTGCCGGCGCTCAAGGTGTTCAAGGCGCAACTGGCGCAACTGGTGCTCAAGGTGTTGCTGGACCTCAAGGTGTTACTGGTGCTCAAGGCGCTCAAGGTGCTCAAGGTGCCACCGGTGGAGGTGTAACCTCAGTCGCCACGGCTAATGGACTTTCTGGTGGAACGATTACAACTAGTGGTACAATTGGAGTAACTGCTGGGCCAACACTTACGGTCAATACGACTGGTATTCATGTGAATTCCACATTATCAATCGCCGATCTTACACTCTCGGGTAACCTGACAGTTTCCGGTACAAGAACTTACGTGAACACCACAACACTCGACGTTGGTGATAATATTGTTACGCTGAATGCAGATCTTGGAGCTAATCCTCCTACTGAGAATGCTGGCTTCGAGATCATGCGCGGGACGTCTGCCAACGTTCAGTTCGTCTGGGATGAAACAAATGATCGCTGGTCTACAAACAGTCAACCACTTGCTGTTTCGTCTCTTGTAGCCGCAGGTGCTGCATCTGGAATTACCACCCTTGCTGCCGGTAATACTACGATCACTGGTTTTGCCAACGTAACCTCGACGCTACAAGTAGCTGGTATTACTACTCTTAATGCCAACGTTGCAATGGCAAATAATGTGTTAAGTAATCCTAAGCTTGCTTCATACAAAGAAGCAGTTGTTGCCAATACTATAACAACAACTACTCACACTGTAGATTTATCACTATCCAACGTATTCGATTTGACATTGGCCAACGCGTCTATTACAATTACATTTTCAAATCCTCCTGCATCGGGCAATGCATACAGTTTCACACTTCATTGTAAACAAGACGCCACGGGATCGAGAATAATCACGTGGCCGGCTTCTGTTAAATATCCGAATGCTTCGACACCGACGATGTCAACTGGTGCAAATAAAATCGATGTCTTCAGTTTCTTTACCCTCGACGGAGGTACAACATATCTCGGTGCCTTATCTCTTGCAAATACAGGTTAATAAGAAGGTTATACGATGCCATTAAATGTATTTAGAGCTTCAGGTAAGGCTGCTCCAGCCACACAAGTATTCAATGCCCCCGCAACATTCGTCGTTCCTGCAGGCGTATATTCTATAGATATATCTGGTCGTGGCGGCAATGGAAACGCTGGTAATGCAGGCAATCCTGGTACTGCTGGCAATGCTGGTAATCCTGGAAATAATGGGGCCGCAGGAACTGGTGGTGCTGGTGGTACAGCTGGGACATCTGGCAATCCTGGCGCATCAGGAAATGCTGGCACAAACGGGGCCGGCGGAGCTGGCGGTGCTGGTGGTACAGCTGGAACATCTGGAAATCCCGGCGCATCAGGAAATGCTGGCACAAACGGTGCTGGCGGCCCAGGAGGAGCCGGAGGTGCTGCAGGGAATGCTGGGAATCCAGGTGCCACTGGCAATGCAGGTACGAATGGTGCTGGCGGAGCTGGCGGTGCTGGTGGTACTGCTGGAAATGCTGGAGCGACAGGAAACTCCGGCAATCCCGGTACTAATGGTGCCGGTGGTGCAGGCGGTGCTGCTGGTAATGCTGGGAATCCAGGTGCCACTGGCAATGCTGGTAACCCAGGAACAAATGGCGCCGGCGGTGCTGGCGGTGCTGCTGGTAATGCTGGGAATCCAGGTGCCACAGGAAACTCTGGTAATCCTGGTACCAATGGTGCCGGCGGTGCTGGCGGTGCAAGAGGAAATGCTGGGAATCCAGGTGCCACAGGAAACTCTGGAAATCCAGGAAATAATGGTGCCGGCGGTGCTGGTGGCACTGGCGGTAGCGCAGGTACGGGAGGAGGCGGCGGACAAGGTTCAGCCCGACCTTGCGGTGGCGGAGCCGGTAGCGGTGGTAGTCCGGGCGGTGGCTGCGGTTGTTTTGGCACCCCATTTGCGCCTTGTTCTGCCCCCGGCGGCGCCGGAGGCTCTCCTGGCGGAGGAAATGGTGGCTTTGGTGGAAGCGCAAATCTTGGGGGGTGCGTTTGCGGCGGCGGCGGTGGCGGCGGCGGAGGCGGCGGTAGCGGAGTGACTGGTAATTCAGGGAGTGCAGGTGGTGCGGGTGCCAATGGAAGTGCTGGAAATACTGGAGCCGCAGGATCAGGGGCAACTGCTGGAGCAGCAGGAAGTCCCGGTGGAGCTGGGGCCAATGGAAATGCTGGAAATACTGGAGCAGCAGGAACTGGAGCAAACGCTGGAGCAGCAGGAAGTCCTGGTGGAGCTGGTGCCAATGGTAATGCCGGCACAACAGGGGCGGCTGGAACTGGAGCAAACGCCGGAGCAGCAGGAAGTCCTGGCGGTGCCGGTGCTAATGGTAATGCCGGCACAACAGGGGCCGCAGGTACAGGGGCAACTGCTGGAGCAGCAGGAAATCCAGGTAATGCAGGCGCAGCAGGAAATACTGGAGCAAATGGTAATGCAGGAACAGGGGCAACCGCTGGATCTACTGGCAATCCAGGTAATGCCGGCGCAGCAGGAAATCCAGGTGCAAATGGTAATGCCGGCACTGGAGCTAATCCAGGGGCAGCAGGGAGCCCTGGAAATGCCGGAGCAGCAGGAAATACTGGAGCAAATGGTAATGCTGGCACTGGAGCTAATCCAGGAGCAGCAGGAAATCCAGGCGGTGCCGGAGCTGCTGGTAATGCTGGGACTGGCGCAGCAAACGGAAATCCGGGATCAAGTGGAAACCCAGGCAACGTTTCAACGTTTGGTTCCTTAGCTAATTTTCCAGGTGGAACCGGTGGTACTGGTGGGGCTGGAGGAAATGCTACAAACGGAGCAGCTGGCTCGGCCGGAACTTCTGGAAATCCAGGTGGATCAGGCAATCCCGGAAATAATGGGGCTGCAGGAACTGGCGGTGCTGGTGGTACAGCTGGGACATCTGGTGGTATTGGAGGAACAGGCAATCCCGGTAACAATGGAGCTGCTGGTACAGGCGGCGCCGGAGGATCGGCCGGTACTTCCGGAGGTATTGGAGGAACAGGCAATCCCGGTAATAATGGAGCTGCAGGAACTGGTGGTGCTGGTGGTACAGCTGGGACATCTGGTGGTATTGGAGGAACAGGCAATCCTGGCACCAATGGGGCTGGTGGTGCAGGAGGAGCTGGTGGTAATGCTGGTAATCCAGGAGCCACTGGTAATGCCGGCAATCCAGGAAATAACGGTGCTGGTGGTGCAGGCGGTGCTGCTGGTAATGCTGGTAATCCAGGAGCCACTGGCAATGCTGGTAATCCAGGAAATAACGGTGCTGGTGGTGCAGGCGGTGCAAGAGGAAATGCTGGGAATCCAGGAGCCACTGGCAATGCTGGTAACCCAGGAACAAATGGCGCCGGTGGTGCAGGAGGAGCTGGTGGTACGGCGGGTAACTCCGGATCTCCTGGCAACGCTGGTGTAGGCGGAGGCGGCGGAGGCGGCGGAGGCGGAGGCGGAGCATCGGGTTGGACTTTAAAGCAAGGTGGTAGCGGCGCCGGCAATGCTGGTACCGCGGGTAATTCAGGCAACATAAGTGGTGCTACTAACGGCAACGGCGGCGCAGGCGGCAATGGAGGACTTCTTTCGGGCGCTGCCGGTGGTTCAGGTAATGCAGGAACACCAGGCAGCGCAGGAAATACAGGAGCCGCAGGAACTGGAGCAAACGCTGGAGCAGCAGGAAGTCCTGGTAATGCAGGCGCCAATGGAAGTGCTGGAAATACTGGGGCCGCAGGAACTGGAGCAAACGCTGGAGCAGCAGGAAGTCCTGGTAATGCCGGCGCTGCAGGAAGCGCTGGTACAACAGGAGCGGCAGGAACTGGAGCAAATCCAGGAGCAGCAGGAAGTCCAGGCGGTGCAGGAGCCAACGGAAATGCTGGTACAACAGGAGCGGCAGGAACTGGAGCAAATCCAGGAGCAGCAGGAAGTCCTGGTAATGCCGGCGCTGCAGGAAATGCCGGAGCGACTGGCAATGCAGGAACTGGAGCTACAAATGGTGCAGCTGGAAATCCAGGAGGTGCAGGAGCAGCAGGAAATGCTGGAGCGACTGGCAATGCAGGAACTGGAGCTACAAATGGTGCGGCTGGAAACCCAGGCGGTGCCGGAGCTGCTGGTAATGCTGGCACAACAGGAGCAGCTGGAACTGGAGCTACAAATGGTGCGGCTGGAAATCCAGGAGGCGCAGGAGCAGCAGGAAATACTGGCACAGCAGGTAGTGCTGGAACTGGAGCGACCGCCGGAACAGCCGGCACATCAAATCCTGGAGCATCAGGAAACGCTGGTAATATTGGTACTACGACAAATTCAGTATCAGTAAAAGTATACCCATATCAAATAGTTTCTATAAATATTGGAACAGGCAGCGCTAATGGTACGATGAGTGTAACATTTTAGCACAAATAACAAAAAGGAAACAATACATGCTAGTAGGAATTAAAGACGTTTATCTTTATACTGGTTTGACTACGACAGGTGGCAACGACTCTGCTGCAGCCTATCAGTGGCTACAGGATAATAACATTGAGTTTACTCATTTATCATACAACGATAGTAGTCAATACGAATCTGTATTCAATGCTCTAAATACATGGGATATTGGAGAATTTACTGATTTTCCATTTGTCATCTACGATGAAAAACATGACGATTTTACCGCAGTCAAACAAGCATTGATTGGCTTAGATGCCATCACAGAGAGCAACTTAGTCGAACTAGCAGCCCTGTAATTTACATATATATAATAGAGTCATTCATTTGGAACATGTTAACATACAAAGAATGGCATTGGTAATGCGTTGCTATGACAAACTTCCACCACATCTCAGAATATGGATCTCAAGCTTACATTTTAGTTTGCATGATGATCATATTCTGAGAGGTGCGAGCGACGTCGAGCAATGTAAAAAATTTATTGAATCTGGTGGAATACACTATGAAAAACCTGGAAATGGACAAAATTGATGTTTTCGTTTTTTGAAAAGAATGAGCCTAAACTAGAATTTCTTTGCTATGATGATGATTTAGGAAATATACCAGAACCTTATCCTGCCCGCAAACTGATACCAGAATGGTATAAAGCTTTGCCAATGAAGAAGGATGTAGGCTTTGATCAATCTACTCTCAAAAGATGCCCACCTTTTCTTGATGCGATGATCACGGGTTGGATTATTCCACTCGTTGCTGATGTTGAAATCACTTCGAATGAAGATTGTTCGTTCATTGAATACAACAGCAAATATCCGAGAGCAATGATCGAGAATCATTTACAGTGGCAAGTAACATCTGACAAATGCCCCGCTCCACATTTACCAAAACCTCCAATTAAATTCATGAACTGGTGGGCAATCAACTGCCCGAAAGGATACTCACTGTTGTTTGTTCCACCATTAAATAGACCTGATCCAAGATTTACTTGTTTTTCGGGTATGGTAGACTGCGATGGTTATTTTGAGTTTATTAACTTTCCATTTGTTTGGAACGAACCCAATTTTAAAGGTATTCTACCTGCTGGTACACCGTTAATGCAGGTTATTCCAATTAAAAGAGATACTTTGTTTTCGAAAAATGTATGTAGAGCATTCAATGAAACTGAACTGAAAGCACTCAAAGGTACACGTAGAAAGCTTCAAAGTCATGAATCCCATTATCGAGATAATATTTGGGAGCGTAAATAATGGCAGTATATCAAATAGCTCCTTCTCCATCGTTAGGTATACCAGAAATTTCTTTTGCATCATGGCGTGATGGTTTTACTGAAGAAGAGATCGATAAAATAGTTAGTATTGGTGATAGTCTCACGATCAAATCTGCTAGTGTTGGACCTGATAGTAAAGTTGAAGAAGCAGTTAGATCATCTAAAATAGGTTGGATAAATCTTACGCCCGAGACTAATTTTATATATGATAGAATTGCTTTCATAGCAAGACAACTGAACGGTGAATTCTTCAATCTAGATATATGGGGATTTGTAGAGGACTTTCAGTATACTATATACGATGGAAAAGACGATCATTATACGTGGCATCTTGACAGAGGTGGAAATGCAACGAATGCGCCTCGCAAATTATCTCTTGTAATACAATTATCTGATCCTTCTGAATACGAGGGGGGAGATCTTGAGATATTTGATGCACCCGTGCCGACTCAAGTCACAAAACAAAAAGGTTTAGTAGTTGCATTCCCGTCCTTTATTTTACACAGAGTAACTCCTGTGACAAAAGGCATTCGTAAAACTCTAGTAGTATGGTTAGCTGGTCCTCAATTTAAGTGAGATAATATGACAAGAGAATGTGGAAGTTGCACGAAGTGCTGCGGTTGGTTAACTGGAGAAGCTCTTGGCCATCAATTTTGGCCAGGAAGGAAATGTCATTTTGTAACTACAAAAGGATGTTCGATACA